CAGGACTTGTATTAGAGTGGCGGCAGACAGTTGGAGGGGCAATGAAACAGGAAGCTATGCAGTCGGATATGCCTGTTCGCGCTGTCATGATTTGGCCGACGGGCGGCTGAAGGCGGATTGTGCGGAAGGGGAAATTCAGACGGCCTTCGCGGAAGGGGTAATGAGGACTTTGGTTTTGTTGCATGAAAAAGGGTTGGTTAAAACATGAGTGGGGCTGTGAATGTATAGGAATGTTGAACAAGTATTACGTGAAGTTTATAAAATCCATAGTGTACACATGGAGCCGCTGAATAATACGGCCAAGGTGTGTGCGTGGTGTGAAAGTAAGGGTGTGATGGGTGGCGGTGGAGAATTGACGCAAGCCGAAACTCATGCAAATGCTGCAATGATTATCAGCCGTATAGAGCGCGTGTTAAACCGTTACGAGTTGGCTGTAATTGAATGCACATATAGCGAAAACATGAGTGGTATTGTGGATATTACGGCGTATATTGAAGAGCAAAATGTAGGGGTTAATTTGCTGTTGTGCGACAACATATTATCCAACTTGTTTACGGGGCTTCCTAAAAAAACCGTTATTATGGATAAATACGATATATCAAATGGTTATTTGTACCGGCAGCGTGAAAAAATAAAGAGGGTGGTGGCAGCATTAGAGACAACGGCTATATTGAAATTACAGGATGAGTTTGAATCATGCCGCATTATTGACAAAGCGGAGGTTTTAGGTATAATTATGATATAGTTTGGAAATAGCTGTATAAACCGCCTTTATTGGGCGGTTTTTTGCGTTTTCAGGCCGTCTGAATTTGAGCTTCTGCCTGTACAGGTAGCGGCGTTTGAATGTTCAGGCGGCCTGAATAACCTGAAATTTTGGGTTGGAGGGTTCTCCGGCCGGTTTCAGGTTTCTGTGGGCGTTTGCCGTTTGAAGGTGTTTGGCAAAGGCTGTAGGGGCGTGGTTTCACGTTGAGGGGAGAGGATTGCGGACGCTCCCAATCGCCAGAGGGTCGCGCCTCAGTTTCCTAATGTCGTGTCCTAGCCCCGCGCCTGATTGGTGCGGGGATTTTTTTGGAGGTTCGATATGAGCGATAAGAAACGCCCCATCGGGCGTCCGACAACATACAATCAAGAAACGGCAGATAAAATCTGCGAACTGATCGCCCGTGGCATGAGCTTGCGGGCGATTTGCGCATCTGCGGATATGCCTGCTGGCGGCACAGTACACCGCTGGTTGGCGGAACACCAAGATTTTCAGGAGCAATACGCGCGTGCGCGCGAGGAACAGGCAGACGGTTTTGCCGACGAGATTATCGATATTGCCGATTCTGTCGCCCCTGAAACGGGTGAAGTGGCGAAAGCCAAGTTACAAATCGACGCCCGCAAGTGGAAGGCAGCCAAGCTTGCGCCGAAGAAGTACGGCGAGAAGCTGGAACTGGATGCCGATATGCGCGTGAAGGTAGAGACGCGCTCGCTGGAAGATATTTTTAAGTAACCCTATGGCCAATCCGTATTTCAAGCCGATTATCCGCAAGGCACGTTACAAGGTGCTGTATGGCGGGCGCGGTAGCGGGAAATCGTATTTCTTGGCGGAATTGGCGGTGGAAGTTTCGCGTCGCATCGGCACGGTCATCCTGTGCGCCCGTGAGTTCCAAGGCTCGCTGGACGATTCGGTGTACCAGCTATTGATTGAGACCATCGAACGTTTGGGCTACGCGGATGAGTTCGATATTCTGAAATCCACCATCACCCATAAAGGCACGGGCGCGAAGTTTGTGTTTTACGGCATCAAGAACAACGTTACCAAAATCAAATCGATTCAGGGTGTCGGCGTGTGCTGGGTGGAAGAAGCCGAAGCAGTAACGAAGAACTCATGGGATGTTCTGATACCGTCCATCCGTGGCGACAAAAACGCGGAAATATGGATCAGTTTCAACCCGAAAAACATTTTGGACGATACCTATCAGCGGTTTATCGTCCACCCGCCAAAAGACAGCATCGTCTTGAAGGCGAATTACGACATTAACCCGCATTTTGCCGATACGCCGCTACTGGCCGACATGCTCGAATGCAAAGAGCGGGATGAAGACCTTTACCGCCACATCTGGCTGGGCGAGCCGGTGGCCGATAGCGAACTGGCAATTATCAAACCAAGCTGGATTGAAGCCGCTATTGATGCGCATGAGAAACTGGGCTTCTCCGCCGCAGGCCGGCGCATTCTTGGGTTTGACGTGGCCGATGAAGGCGATGATGCCAACGCCACTGTATTGCGGCACGGCTCAGTCGTAACCGATATGCAGCAATGGCGTGGCCAAGACGTTATTTATTCCGCCGACAAGGTTTACCTGTATGCCCAAGAGCAGAATATTGACCGCATCGTGTACGACAACATCGGCGTGGGCGCTGGTGTGAAAGCGCAGTTCCGGCGCAAGAACGGCAAGGTGCAGACGGTTGGCTTCAATGCCGGCGGTGCAGTGTACAAGCCTGATGCCAAATACACCGACGACAAGAGAAACCGCGACATGTTCGCCAACATCAAGGCACAGGCATGGTGGATGGTGCGCGACCGCTTCTATAAAACGTGGCGCGCTGTCCATCACGGGGATAGTTACCCCGAAGACCAACTTATCAGCCTTTCAAGCAGCCTGCACGAATTGGAATACCTGACTGCCGAACTGAGCCGCCCGCAAGTGGATTACGACCAAAACGGGCGCGTGAAGGCAGAGAGTAAGAAAGACATGAAAAAGCGCGGCATCCCCAGCCCGAACCGTGCGGACGCGCTGGTCATGGCCTTTGCCCCCTTGCAGGGCGGGCTGAACATCAACCCCAAGATATTGAGCGGACTATGAGCAAAAAGAAAAAACACACAGACAAAGCCATGCGCCGCGCCCTGCAAAGGCTGCCTGAAAAGCAGCCTGCATCATACAGTTTGGATTTTCCCAGCCTGCCGGACGGCGTGAAGCCTAGCGGCATAGCGATGGACAACAGCCCCTTAGGAAACTTCGGGGCTGATTGTTTTTTCGGCACCGGCTTTATCGGCTATCCGCGCTTGGCTGAATTGGCGCAAATTTCCGAATACCGCAGCGTGAGCGAGACCACCGCCAACGAAATGACCCGCCAATGGATAGAAATCAAATCCGTAGGTGAAGAAGACAACAGCGAGGCCATCAAACAGATTGAGGAATGCTACGAGCGGCTGAACGTGCGCGATGTGTTCCGCAAGGCCATCGAAACAGACGGCCTATTCGGGCGCGGCCAGATACTGGTGCAAATCAAAGACCACGATGGCAAATTAGCCAACCCTCTGCTGCTGACCGAAAAAACCATTGCCAAAGGCAGCCTGAAAGCCTTGGTGAATATCGAGCCGATGTGGACGACCCCCGCGCCGTACAATGCCATCGACCCGACATTGCCCGACTTTTACAAGCCGAAGGCATGGTATGTCATGGCGCAGGAAATCCACGCCAGCCGACTGTTTACCCTGATTTCCCGCCCTGTGCCGGATATGCTAAAACCCGCCTACAACTTCGGCGGCGTGAGTATGACCCAGCTTATGATGCCCTATGTGGAACGCTGGCTGCGTACCGTGGATTCCGTCAGCGACCTGCTGCACAGCTTCTCTTTGTCCGGCATCAAAACCGACATGAGCGCGATACTGAGCGGCAGCGACGACGGCGACACCAACATCATGTTGCGTGCCGAACTGTACAACCGTTTGCGCGACAATCGCGGCCTGATGCTGTTGAGTAAAGACGAAGAAGAGTTCTTCCAGTTCAATACTCCGCTTTCCGGCTTGGATGCGTTGCTTGCACAGTCTCAAGAGCAGATGGCCGCGCCCAGTCATACGCCGCTGGTGAAGCTGCTCGGTATTACCCCCAGCGGTCTGAATGCCAGCACGGAGGGCGAGATTGCCGTTTATTACGACCACATCCGCGCCATGCAGGAAAACCTGCTGCGCGACCCGCTGGACAAGCTGCTCAAGCTGGTGCAACTGCACCTGTTCGGGAAAGTAAACGACAACATCACATTTGACTTCGTGCCATTGCAGCAGATGAGCGAAATCGAGCTTTCCACCATCCGCAAATCCGACACCGACCGCGATGTGGCCTACATTCAGGCCGGTGTTGTATCGGCAGAGGAAGTACGCGGACGGTTGGCAAGCGAGCCGGACAGCGGCTACAACGGCATTGATGTAGAGGATGTGCCCGAAATGCCGGATGACGGTTTTTCAGACGGCCTGAATGACGGCGGAGACCCCGCCGACCCAAAGCCTGAACCTGCTCAAGATGCCGAATGGGATGAAAGCAAACATCCGCGTGCGGAGAATGGGCAGTTCGGCAGCGGCAAGGATACCAATGACAGGCAGCCTGAAAGTGAAAACACAGCAGCACAACAGGCTGCCGTTTCTGTATCGGGCAGCGAATTGGGCAGCTTTGCCGAGACCAAAGACCTACGCAAAGCCGCTATGCAGTACGCCCGCGATAACTTTGTCGGCAAAAGCTACACCAACAAAGACAGCGGTCATGAGATACAGGTTACTTGGCAGGGGGTAAAGCACGCCACAGCTGGCGCAAATGCCGCAGAATTAGCCGTTATGGCAAAACTTGACGAACTGCTTATTCATGCAAAAAAAGACGGTGAAGCCGTACCTGACTACAAGGGGCGGCCGCATATCCTTTCGGCGCAGAAATATCAGGCAACGGTGGATTTGAATGGGGAGCGTTTGAATATTGGGATTGTTACCTTGAAGAAACATTCAGGTCATGAACACTACGACCATTTCATTATCAAGGACGCATGAAAAAACCCTTAATCCGGTACATCTGGGATAGCTTGGATACCAAGCATTTAACCCAGCCTTCAAATTAAGGGTATGTCTTTATTGTATGCCACTAATCAGATGAAAGCAAGCCATGAAACTGTCCGCACCGTCCGATAAAGACATCATCCTAAAGCCGATACAGCCCAACCTCGGCGTAGAGGCTGCCTACCGCAAAAGCCTGAAAAAGCTGTTGCGTGAAATGCGCGCCGACGTGCAGGTCTTGCTTGAACGGCACTACCCGAAAGGCATTGCACAAGACGGCCTGACGGACGGCTTGCAGGCTGCTTTGTCCGCCCTGTTGCGTTATTGGATGGCACGGCTGGACAAACTTGCCCCGCAAATCGCCGGAGTATTTGCCAATCAAAGCGCAAACCACACAGAGAGAGCCTTTCAGACGGCCTTACGGGAGGCGGGCTTTACCGTCCGTTTCCGTGCCACAGCGCAGCAGCAAACCGCCTTGCAGGCCGTATTGGGCGGCAACGTCTCGCTTATCCGCTCGATCGGCCAGCAATACCTGAACCGCGTGGAAGAAAGCGTATGGCGCAGCGTGAACGCAGGCTACGACATGGCGCAACTGACCCGCGAACTGCGCAAGGATTACGGCATCAGCGAACGCCGCGCCGCCTTTATCGCACGAGACCAAACCAACAAAGCCAAGGCGGCCATTGAAAAGGCAAGACGGCAAGAACTGGGCATCACCGAGGCTATATGGATGCACTCCCACGCAGGAAAAGAACCGCGCCCAAGCCATGTTTCCGCCAACGGCAAACGGTTCGACGTGAGCAAAGGCATGTATCTGGACGGCAAATGGGTGCAGCCAGGGGAAGAAATCAACTGCCGCTGTACGAGCCGCGCCGTGATTAAAGGATTCAACACATGAATACGCAACAAAGAGCCATTTTGAGCAAAGCCCGCCGATTGTTGGCGATGGATAGCCGCTGGATTACCGTTAAACCGAACGGAGCGGAAAACAAAGGCTCGCCCGTCAAAATCGACGAATCAGGCCGCATTGAAGCCGGCATGGGCGGAAAGTTTAACGGTGAGAAAATCAACGAAGTACGGAAAAGCTTTGTCGGGGCGAAAACGCCGAGTAAAGAGCATCTGGCGGCGGTAGGAAAGGAAGCTGCTCATCGCAGCGAACTAGCTGAAATTTCTTCTAGTATTGATAAAAATTTTACGGCGGGCAACGTCCAAGAATTGAATAATGCGACAACCAAACTCTTTAACAAATATATTGATAAATCAATACCGGAGAACATCAGAAAAGAATATGGAGAGCTTAGAAAGCAAGCCTTTAAAAAAATTGATGAACTGAAAAATATTTCTACAGGCGCAACAAGTAAAACTGTTACACAGCCTGAAAAAACTCCGCCTAACAACGCAAAAGAAGAAATTGGTGGCAACAACAATAAAACAGTTACCACCGAGCCAAAAATTCCCGACTGGTATACCGAAATCCGCAAGAAACATTCAGACCCTTACTGGAACGGCAAATTCTACGACGGCAGGAAAAAAGATACCCACCGCATTTATGTATCCGGTAAGGAATACACCATCAGCAGCGAACAAAAAGCAGAGCTGGAACAGCACCGCAAAGACTGGGCGGCTTTCAAGGCATCCCAACAAGCAGGGGGGACGTATCTGAATGTTCCATACGAGCAGCGGGAGCTTGCCAAAAAGCATGGGGCGAAATGGAACCCGGATAAGAAAAAGTGGTATCTGCCGCCTGGGGTTGAACTAGCGGATGAAATCAAACATTTCAGCCCCGATTACAAAGCGCCACCAAAGCAGAGCGTCCAAAAAACGTATCAGAGCCAACCATCCCCTAGACCTAAAATCGATATAAATGATATGTCGAAAGAGGAAGCTAGAGAACATCTGAAAAAGCTGTATAAGCAGCAAAAAAGATACAACGATGTTGTGAATGAAGGTGGTGAAGGATTTAATCCTTTTGATTCTGCAATAGAAGAGTTCAGATCACAATATACCCGTAAATTTGAACCAGAAAAGCAGGCACTATTCGATAGGATAGATGCTGAGAGGAGGAAAGATTACGAGGATAGGATGAAGGAACTTGATGAAAAAATCAAACGTAACGGAGGCTGGTATCCAGATTGAATTATGGACTACTTAGACGAAACCTATGCCATGGATTGCGACAACCCGCGCTGGTACAGAAAACAGCCACAGTTGGCCCAAGACCGCTCCCTGCGCTCCCTGCGCTTCTACGACCGAGACGGCAGGCTGCACGTGAAAAGCTCCAACATCAGCAAGGCCACGGTAAATCCGTACTACGGCAGCGAAATCCCCGGCTACAAACAACTGGGTCTTGAGCCGAAAAAGGTTTACTACCTGCTGCGAGACTCCGAAGAGTTGAAAAAGGCAGCCCCAACGTTCAACAACCTGCCTTTATTAAGCAAACACATTATTCCCGTTTCTGCTGACGAACCGCGGAAAGAAGTGATTGCGGGCACGACCGGCAGCGATACCGTGTTTGAAGATGGCTACCTGAAATGTTCGCTGGCTGTGTGGGATGCGGAGGCGATTGCCGGTATTGAGAGCGGCGAGCAGGTGGAGCTATCCAGCGCGTACCACTACACCGCCGACATGACCGCAGGCGAATTTGAAGGCAGGCATTACGACGGCGTGATGCGCGATATTGTCGGAAACC